AATTAACAGAAGCTAATAAAGCATCTTTATATGATGGAAATATTAATCCAATTGCTACATTTCCTAAAAAAGGAGTAGTAGTATTTGGACAAAAAACATTACAAAAAGCTGTTTCTGCTCTAGATAGAATTAATGTTCGTAGATTATTAATTGATTTAAAATCATTTATAGGACAAGTAGCTGATACTTTAGTATTTGAACAAAACACAATAACAACTAGAAATAAATTTTTAACAACTGTAACTCCATACTTAGAAAATATCCAACAAAATGGTGGGTTATTTGCTTTTAAAGTAATTATGGATGATACAAATAATACTGATGATGTAATTGATAGAAATCAATTAGTAGGTCAAATTTATATCCAACCATCTAAAACAGCGGAATTTATTAGTTTAGATTTTATTGTACTACCAACAGGAGCTGAATTTCCTGCATAAAAAAATAAAAATTAAATATTTATAATAAAATATAACAAGAAAATAAAATGGCAATACTAGACCCAAACGAAATATTTTTCACAGCCTTTGAACCAAAACAACCTAATAGGTTCATCATGTATATTGATGGTATTCCTTCATTTATGGTTAAAGCAGTAGGAGCTGTTTCATTAACACAAGGAAGTGTAAAATTAAATCATATGAATGTTTCACGTTACGTAAAAGGTAAAACTGAGTGGAATACTATTTCATTTACATTATTTGATCCAATTACACCTTCAGGAGCACAATCTGTAATGGAATGGGTTCGTTTGCATCATGAATCAGTTACAGGTAGAGATGGTTACTCTGATTTCTATAAAAAAGATTTAACATTTAATGTTATTGGTCCTGTAGGAGATATTGTTTCTGAGTGGGTAATTAAAGGAGCAATGATTACTGATGCTTCATTTGGTGATTATGATTGGGATACAACTGATGCTGCTACTAATCTTACAATGACTGTACAACCAGATTACTGTGTATTAAACTTCTAATAAGAAGAGACAAATATTTTTTAAGGAAGCTTGCCCATACCGGGTGAGCTTCTTATATTCCGATATATTTATATAGGACAAATAAGTTATAACAAAATAAAAATTATGAGCAAATTTACTCTCCCAACAGAGACAATTGAATTACCATCTAAAGGTTTACTTTACCCTGAAGGTTCTGAATTAGCTAAAGGTATTATTGAAATGAAGTACATGACAGCTCGTGAGGAAGATATTCTTACTAATCAATCTTATATTCAAAAAGGAACAGTAATAGATAAATTAATGAAATCCTTAATTATATCTAAAATCGACTATAACCAACTTTTAATCGGTGATAAAAACGCTATTATGATAGCAGCGCGTATTTTAGGGTATGGAAAAGAATATAAGTTTATATATAGTGGAGAAGATCAAGAAGTAGATTTATCTTTATTAGAAAACAAAAAATTAGATGAAGATTTTTATAAATCTAAAATAAATGAATTTCCATTTAAACTTCCCCATTCAGGAAATGAAATAACCTATAAACTTTTGACTCATAAAGATGAAATAGATATTGATAGAGAATTAGAAGGTCTTAAAAAAATAAACAAAGATTCATCCCCAGAGTTAACTACTAGACTTAAATACGTAATCCAATCTATAAATGGTGAAAGAGAAAAAAAAGATATTAGAGATTATGTAGATAATTATCTTTTAGCAAGGGATTCAAAAGCCTTAAGAAACCATATAAGACAAACACAACCAGACGTAGATCTGACTTTTTTTCCCTCTAATCGAGAATCTGGAGTCAATATCCCAATTGGGGTTAGCTTTTTTTGGCCTGACGCTTGATACAGTTCCTAAATTTAGAGCTGCTCTATTTAATCAAATCCATGAAATATGTTTTCATGGTCAAGGAGGCTATCAGTGGGAAGAAGTTTATAGTATGCCCACTTGGTTAAGAAATTTTACTTTTAATAAAATACAAGATTTCCATAACGAACAAAATAATCGTATTAACTCACAAACTAATGAAGGAGAAAAAACATTAGTAAACTCCTCAGGAAAAGTTAATACTCCTAACTTTGTAGAAGCCAGTAAAAATTATAAAAAACCTTCAAGTTATAAGTAAATTTGTAAATTTTACCTATTTATAATAAAAACATCATAGATGGCTACAATAAAAAATCTTGAAGAAATAAATAAACTTATAAAGGAAGTTCAAGATGCCTATCGTAAATTATCTATGGCCCCTCCTTTATTTGATGAAAGTAAAACTACAGTTAAAGCGTTAAAAAAAGACTTAGAATCTTCTGAATCCTTAATAGAAGATATGTCTAATAATGCTGGAGATTTAGCCACAGCCTATAGAGCTGTTGTTGAAGAAGCTGGAAAGGGAAATGATGCTTATAATTCTTCAAAAAAATCACTTAATAGTCTAGTTTCAATGGCTGGTCAATTAAGAGACCACCAAGCTGGTTCTTCTGATTTATCATCTAAAGAACTTCAATCTTTAAAATCAAAAACTAAATCACAACAAGCAAATCTAGTATCTCAACAAGCTATCTTAGCTGCTAAAGAAAAAGAAGATAAAATAAGTCCTAAAGAACTCTCAATGCTTGGAGAGATTAATGGATTATTAGGTGATAAAGAATCTCTTCTTAATTCTAATTTAGATATTCTTGATAAAGAAGGAAAGAAAAGAAAAAATATTGAGAAACAATTAGGTGTTGCTGGAGGAGTTTTAAAAGGAATATCTAAGATTCCAATTTTAGGTGATGTTTTTAATGCTGATGAAACTCTTGGTGAAATGACAGACCACCTAAAAGAGGGAGGTTCCGCTGCTGGAGCATTAGGAAAAGGTCTTAAAAATGTAGCTACTCAAGCTAAAGATGGATTATTAAATACCTCTAATTTGCTTGTAGGGGGATTTGGGTTATTAGTAGATATAGTTAAAGATTTAGATGCTGGGGCTGGTAAGTTTGCTAAGTCTATGAATATGTCTTATGGAGAAGCTCTTAAAGTAAGAAAAGAAATGTCTAGTATAGCTGTATCCTCTGGAGATGCTGCTCTTAATTCTGCCAATCTTACAGAGTCATTAGGAGAAGTTGGAGCTGCTTTAGGAACTAATGCTTTACTAAATGATAAAGATTTAAAAACCTTTACTAAATTAAAAGAACAAGCTGGATTTACAGCTGATGAGTTAATGGGTATAACAAAATTATCCTTAGCTAATGGTAAATCTTTAGATGATAATGTCTCATCTATTATGGGAGGGGGTAAAGCCTTTGCTTCCCAAAATAAATTAGCTCTTAACCAAAAGAAAATCTTAAAAGATGTTAATGGAATGTCAGCTTCTTTAAAATTATCTTTAGAAGGAGGAACAGAAGCTTTAGGAGCAGCTGCTGCTCAAGCTATGAAATTTGGTATAAATTTAGCACAAGCTGAAGGCATTGCTAGTAATTTATTAGATTTTGAATCCTCTATTGAAAATGAATTATCAGCTGAACTTCTACTAGGTAGAGATTTAAATCTTGAAAAAGCTAGAGGGTTAGCATTATCTGGTGAAGCTTCTAAAGCTGCGGCTGAAGTACTTAAACAAGTAGGATCAGCTGCTGAGTTTGGAGATTTAGGTGTTATGCAACAACAAGCTTTAGCTAAAGCTGTTGGAATGACCAAAGATGAACTAGCAGCATCCTTAATAGAAAGTGAAGCCCTTCAAAATATTGGAATGGCCTCAGCTAAAGATGCTAAAGAAAAATATGATTTATTAAGACTTTCTACTGAATTAGGTGGTGAAGGATTAACTGCTGCTCAGGCAAGAGCAGAATTAGGAAATGACGAACTAGCTCTACAGTATGAACAACAATCTATCACTGAGGAATTTGCAAATCAAATGATGTCTTTAAAAGAAACATTAATAAATGGTATTCTTCCAGGATTTATGAAAATGGCAGCTTTCCTTAAAGAAAATTTAGGATTAATAAAAAGTATAGTTAAAGTTATGGTTGCTTTAAAAGTAGCTCAAATAACATTCCTAGCTGTAAAAAAAATAGGTTTAGCACTGTCAAAAAAAGAAACAAAAGAAGAAAAAAAAGATGCTGCTGCTAGTATGTTTTCTGGATCTTTTAAATCATTAGGAACAATTCCTTTTGTAGGTATGGTTTTAGCTACCGCAGCAGCTATTGGAGCTATAGCATTGATGAATTCAATGGTAGCAGATGATGCCTTTTCTCCTGGAGGGGGTGGTGGTAGTGGTTATGGAAATAGAACCTTAATGGGTCCTGAAGGAGCTATTCAATTAAATAATAAAGATGATGTTATTGCTGGAACTGACTTATTTGGAAAAAATAAAAACAGTTCACCCTCACCACAAGGAACATCTGTAAATGTAGATATGACCCAAACAAATGCTTTATTACAGCAAGTTCTTCAAGTTCTTACTGCTGGTGGTGATGTATTATTAGATGGACAAAAAGTAGGAGATGCTATAGGTTTAACAGCATATAAAATAAATTAATATAAATATTTATAATAAAATACAATTATGGGATTATTAAACAAATTACAAACTGATGGTTCAAATTTAAGTGAATTTGATGGAACTACACCTCAAACTTCAGTAGGAGCTACTGACCAATCAGTATTACATTTTCAATATTCATTATTTGGACAACCCGATCCAGGAATAAGTGCTCCACAACCTTCTTTGTTAGATTTAAATGGGGTAACACCTCCAAAATATTTAGATAACCCACCACAATAAAAAACTAAATGGGTCTAGTAACTTTACTTGAGGACGGAGATCCTCTTTTTAAATATTACTCTAGTAAAGGATATACTAGTGGGGGGAATACTCCCGGAATGAAGTCTATACCTTATCCTGAAGGTCAAAAACCACTTATTACATTTGATATTAATAATAATGGTAAATCAGATGTTAAGAATATTGGATTTCTTTCAGATTTAGGAGATATTGGGGGAGATAGTAGTGAAGACTTTCTTGTTAGAGGTGGAGTACAAGCTCCTTTAAGAGCTGGTATAGATGTATCTAGATTAGAAAGATATTTACTTAATCCAAAAAAACCAAGTGGGCTACTTTTTATAGCAAAACAAAATTTACTCTCAAGAATAGCAGTTAAAACCGAGGCTTCTAGAGGTGCCGGGTACTTATTTGGGGTGGCCAATGAGGGTGTTTATACACCATTATCTACATTAGCACAAGCTGGAGTAGGATTTTTAGGTACACATCTTAATAAGCAAGGTGTAGACCCTACAGGATTAATTGATGCCTTAAATATAAATAAATATGAAGATATAATTAAAAAACAAATTATTGGTGGCTTCTCTATAAAACTTACTGATGATGACGGTAATTTAAAAACCTCAAATAGATTACTAGCACTTACATCATTAATTTCCCGAGGAAAAGAAAAGAAAAGATTTAATGGTCAATTAGGTTATACCTTAAATAAGGGAAATAGTATTATTGAATACGGTGGAGGACCAAATTCAATTTTAGGAGTAGGTAAAACTAAAATTACTTTTGCAGATAACAGAATTAATATAAATAATAATGCTAGCAAAAATGATAAATTTACTTTTGGACTTTCTTCTAAAAATGTCTATAAAACTTATTCTTCTTTAAATTTATTAGATCAACCCTTAAATTTTAATTCTAAAACACAAGAAGATTTTAGAGCTACCCTTAAACCAAGTTCATCCCCCATAATTTTAAGTACATCTCCAAGTTATATAAATCAAAATATTGAACAAAGATTAGGACTTGGTGATCCTGGAGCCCGAGGTAATCGTTTAAACTATACAGAAGGAAAAAAATCCGCAGTACAAGATAGAAAATTAGGTGCTGGAGAAAACTCAGATATATTAACTTTACGATCTATATATAAAAGTAAAGAAACAAAAATAGATGATGGTAGTGATTTATGTAAATTTAGAATAGCTATTATTGATCCTACATCTCCTAATGATAAATTCTTTTTACATTTTAGAGCTTTTATTAATAAGTTTTCTGAGGGTTATAAGGCTTCATGGAAAGGTCAAAAATATATGGGTCGAGCTGAAGAATTTTATAAATATAATGGATTTAATAGAGATATTTCAATTGATTTTACAGTAGTAGCCCAATCAAAAGAAGAATTAATACCTATGCATCAAAAGTTAAACTTCTTAGCTTCATCATTAGCTCCTACTTATACAAAATCTGGATATATGGCTGGAAATTTATCCCAAATGACTGTTGGTGGGTACTTATATGAACAACCAGGATTTATAGAAAATTTATCTTTTGATATTCCTCAAGAAATTCCTTGGGAAATAGGAATTGATACTGAAGGAGGAACTGATAATACTGTTAAACAGTTACCTCATCTTATTAATGTTAGTCTTAAATTCCAACCAATTCATAAATTTAGATCTTCTATTAATAATATAAATTTTGATGATGAAACTGGAGAAATTTTATCTTATGGGCAAGAAAGATATATAGCTCTTGAAAATGGAGAAGGAAATTCTTATGGAAAAACAACTCAAAATATTCAAGTAGAACAAAAAGCTCAAGAAGAAGAAGCATTAGAACAAGCAGCAGCTCAACAAATAGTACAGCAAACAGCGACAGAAATTGCATTACAATCATTAGGATATTAGATTTAAATTAAATAAAAATGGCTAGATACTCTCAAATAGACTTTACAACAGGACCAAATCCTACAGTAAATCTTAAAGATAAATATTTAAGATATAGAAATGTTAAGTATCCTAATATTCCTAGAAGTATAGATGACATTTATATCTTTACTCAATCTAGTGATAGATATGATACTTTATCTCAAATCTATTATAAAGATTCATCTTTATGGTGGATTATTTCAACAGCTAATTATAATACTAGACAAGATTCATTAACTCCTCCTGTAGGATCTCAAGTAAGAATCCCAGCACCATCAAGAGTAAATCAAATTATATCAAATTATGAAGTTTTAAATAGTTAAATAAAAAAAGTTATGGCTAACAATGTAATAGGTGAAGAATTTAGAGGTTATGTAGCTAATCAAATTATGATTAGACAAAGTACCCATGGCTCAGGAGTAAATAATCTTAGAACTAATGATCAAATTACATATCTTAATTCAAAAACTGCTTGGGTTAAATTAGCTTCTGGTGTCTCTATATCTGAAAAAAAACTTAAAAATTTACACCTCCCATCATCTCTTAAAGGTAGTGTCCTAGCCCAGAAAAATGTTCTTTTTGGAGGCACTTCAATCTTTACAGGTGACTCTTTATCCCCACAATCTTCAGATGTAGGTCTATCAGGATATCAACATAGTAAGGAGTGGGGAATAGTCCCAATGCCTGGTATTGAAAGTATGGATCTAAAAACCTTAAGTAGAGGATCTCTTGAAAAAGCTACTGTTAAGTTAAAAGCTTATAGTAAAGAACAATTTGATATTATAGATGTTTTATATTTAAGATTAGGATATACTGTAGTATTAGAATTTGGTAATAGTAATTTTATAAATAATAGTGGAGAATTTGATACTATAAAAAATACTTTCATAGATAGCTCAGATGGATTTTTTAGTAAAAACGACTCTTCCTTTAGATCTATACTAAATCCCCTAGAAGACTTTAGAGATCAATATGATGGAAACTATGATGGGTTAGCTGGAAAAGTATCCAACTTTAATTGGGATTTTAACTCTGATGGTTCCTATGATATAACCATAACTATAATAAGTATGGGAGATGTAATTGAATCTTTAAAATCAAATGTTTCCCCATCTAAAGATGCTTTAACTTTTATTAATGAAACTAATCAATCTGTAGCAGAAAATGATCAAGATTTTGCTCCTGTTTCTGATAATATATCATCCATGTTATGGATATGGCAATTTATTAATAGGAAAACATTAGAAAACTCTACCCAAACTCCTGTTTCTATAACATTAAATTCAGGACTTTCAAATGAAAATAAAAATTTTATAGGAAAAATTTGTACATCAGGCCAAAATGAAATTCAGTCAAACGTATATAATTATTACCTTTATTTAGGAAATAGCTGGCCAGGTGTAGATAGTCCAAACAGTACTTTATTCCTTTCAAAAACAAACCCAATAAAGCCAGATCAAATAAAAATCAATATTGAAACAGCAATAAAAGACAAGTTAAGCACTTTAAATAGCTACCCGGGGAGTAGAAATATAGATAATAAATTTTATAAAAAATATAGCGTAACAAGAACTTTAGCAATGAGATCAAATAAGGGTTATGGAAATGAAACTATTACTACTATAAACACACCAAGTCCAAAAGTATATAAACAATTATCAAGTGGTATAGTAGTAGATAATATATTAAAATCTTCAGCTAAAGCAAAATCATGTTTTGTTCTTCGAGGAAAAGCTGGAAAAGATGGAGAGGATCCAAAAAATATTTTTTATCTTAGATTTGGTACTTTATTAAGATTTCTTCAAAAAAATATTATTCCTGCTATTAAAGCTTCAAATGGTAATACTCCTTTATTTAATATAGCTTTTGATGATTATACTAAACATAAAATGTATTCTTTACCTAACCATATTTCATTAGATCCTAGAGTTTGTTTAGTAAGAAATGATCAATTCCAAAAATTCTCTCAAAATTCTTTTGCTAAAGTTTTACCTCAATTATTACCTTTCCGTTCTGTTGATTTTATCCCAGATAAATATCCTAATGCTGCTTATCTTATGAATATTTATTTAAATTTTGATTTTATTCAAAGTAGTATAGATGATAATACTGATGAGAGAGGTAATGTAGGGGTATTTGGATTTATATCTTCTATATGTGATGGTCTTAATAAAGCTTTAGGTGGGATTAATAATCTTGAACCTATAATAGATAAAAATACAAATATTTTAAAAATAATAGATTCCTCCCCCATCCCAGGAGTAACTAAACTTACAAATGATACTTATGCTTTAGAATTATATGGATATAATAAAGAAACATCTAATTTTGTTAGAAAAGTAGACTTAAAAACAGCTATAACAAAAGAATATTCTACCATGATTACTGTTGGGGCTACAGCTGGAGGATATGTTAAAGGCTCAGAAGCAACAGCATTTTCAAAATGGAATGATGGATTAGTAGATAGATTTAACAAAGAACTTATAAATAATTTAGAAGAAGATGCAAACCCAGATGAAGCTAAAGATAATTATGAAGAATCATTTTTAAAACAGCTTTCTAAATGTTATGGTTTTACAGGTGTAAAGTTAAAGTCACAAGGAAAAGATGTAAGTATTGATTCTAAAGCTATTAAGAAAAATTTAAGTATAGTTACTGAGTATTATAAATGGTTGCAAAATAAAAATGGAAAAGGTAATTCAATAGGATTTATCCCCTTTAAATTAAGTTTAACTTTAGATGGGATATCCGGGGTGAGAATATATGATAAACTTCGTATAGACAGTAGATTTTTACCTTCTAATTATGGAACAGAGTTAGAATTATTAGTAACTGGAATAAGTCATAAATTAAGTAATGATGATTGGGAAACTAGTCTTGAAACAACAGTAATTCCTGTAGCTGGTGCATCACTTCTGGCACCTCCTGCTCCTGTTGTTGCCGAAGAAGAGGATGATTATGAAGTGACACAAGGAACTGAATATTCTCCTTCTACAATTATAGTTACAGATGGTTGGAATTGGACACAACCTGGTACTAGAGCATTAGGAATAGCAAAAGGTAACGTTTTGCAAGGTTATGATTTAGCTCCCCACCATGATTCAAAGGTAAGTGACTATTTAAGGGATGAAAAGCAAAAGTTTGGTTTTTGGACTAGAAGAATCTGGAGAAATGCAACTCACCCAGGTAAACTTATGATAGTTGGTGATGCTTCTGCTAATAGAATAGAAAATGGAGCACCCACCTCCAGACCATGGATACCATCTCCAGTAACAGGTACTGTTACATTTGCTGGTCTGTATTCAGTAGGTAAGAATGGTCAGCGTGTGTCTGCTATCCATATTAAATCATCATCAACAGGTCATTCTTATAGATTTTTACATGGTAGTAATATTCAATTTAGCTCAGGTGAACAAATTAAAGCCGGAGATTATATGTATAGGCAAAGTGATAAAGGATCTGCAGGAGCAATCCATGTTCACTATGAATTTCCTGATGATAAAGTGTGGTTAATTAATGAGTGGATTAAAAAAATGACTACTAATGATGCATCCTATAATCACTCTCCTCTACCATCATAATATAATTTAATTAAAAAATGGCTTATTATCCTAAATCTCAAATAAAATCTAATCTATATACTAATGGAAATGAATATATTTTTCCGGATACTGAGGAAGAATATATAGGATATTATTATGAAGTTTCTACAGGAGATACATTTACAGGGAAACATCCAGATGATGGGCCTAATGAGCGTATTATATTTGATGATCATGCTATTATGGATGTTGGAACCAGTGTTACTCTAGACGGAAATGAGGATAGTGGCATAATTTATCCTCCAGAGATTCCAAATAATGTAATTCAAAACTTTGGGCATGGTTACTATCCTGGATCACCACCATTTAAACTTCGATCTCTTCCATCTCCAGTATTAACTATCCCTACACAAAAAGATTATAATTTAGGAGAATTTCAACGTTATTTTGCTAAAAAAACAAATCAAAATATTTATTTAGAAATTAACAAAGAAACTCATGACCAATTAAAAAATCAAGATCCTAAAATAGCCTTTGATTTGTATACCCCAATTAATCTACCCTGGGATTTAAGTGGCGAAAGAGACCAAACATATTTAACTAATAAAAATATAGTAACTTTAATAGAAGAAAGAAATAAATGGTATGGATTTACCCAATGGTTTAAAGATAATTTTTTAAAATATTATAAAAATTTAAGTATTGAAGAAGACTTATCTACAGATGGAACTGAATTTATAAATAGAAGAACAAAATTAGCTTATAGAGGCCTATATCATATACATCCTGAAAAAGGTCCTATGGTTGGAGCTAAACATATCCAACGTAAACATGATTACTTAGATCCTATTCAATCATCACCAGATTTAATAGTAGATCCTATTCCTCTCCCAACTCCAACATACTCTGGTGGTGGTGGAGGTTCAACATCTGGTGGTGGTAGTTCAACATCTGGTGGTGGTGGTGGATACTCTGGTGGTGGTGGTGGTGGATATTAAGTAAAAAAACACATATGTATAACCATGAACAAATCTATGATAAAATAAATCATAAAATGAAATTCAAAATTAATTAACAATGAGAAAGTTATTATTTTTACTAGCATTTCTACCAACAATGCTATCTGC